TGGCCTTAAAAGATACCACCATTTCTAACTATGTAGGGACTGGTACCGATAACATCGTTCAATATGATGATACCTTGAAAAAAGATGCTGGAGATCAGATCACATTTCATCTGCGTGCGCCGCTTACAGGGGATGGAACAACTGGCGATGATGTTCTAGAAGGTAACGAGGAAGCCATGGAATACTATGACTTTCCTGTGACTATTGATCAACTCCGTCACGCTGTCCGGCTAAAAGGTAAGATGGCAGAAAAGCGAACTTCAATTAAGCTTCGTACTGAGGCAAAGGATGCGTTAAAAGACTGGAATGCGGAAAAAATTGAAACCATGTATTTTGATGCTCTTAATACAGATCCGTCTACTAACCGGATTGTATATCCTGATAGTGTTACTGCGGTTAGCTCTATTGCGGCAACCAATACCATGAGTTGTGCCATGATTTCTAAGGCTAAGCGTAAAGCTAAAAAACGGTCAACATATACCAGCGATGGAGAAACATATATTCTACCGAAAATCCGGCCAATTAAAGCTAATGGCAAATCAGTGTGGGTAATGATTTTAACCGAAGAACAAATGCGTGACCTGCGAAATGATTCAACATGGATTACCGCCCAAGCGAATGCTAATATCCGGGGTGAAGATAACCCGCTGTTCAGTGGAGCTGAAGGTATTTGGGATGGAGTCTTGATCTTCACGAATGATAATGTTGAAGTTACGGCAAGTGGAGCATCTAGCATCGAAGTTGGACATGCTTTATTCTTAGGCGCACAGGCTGCTTGTTTCGCCGTTGGCGGTGACCCGGAATGGAATGAAGAAGAATTCGATTATAAAAACAAAGTCGGGTTTGAATTTGGGCAAATCTTTGGAATTGCAAAATCGGTATATAACGGTGAGGACTACGGAGTTCTGCATGTGTATACCGCATCCGTAGAAGATGCTTAATAGGGTGGGAGCGTAGCTCTTACCCTTAAATGAGTTAAGGAGGATTTCCCTATGAGTATGACTGATGGGCAACAAGCCCTATATGAACATATGGTATGTAACGGTTCCGGTGATCGCGCTTCCTTGGTTAGCTTTATTAAAGCTATGTCCGGCGATATGGTGTTGAATGTCAGCCCGTCTACGGTTAGCGAATCGGCTGGTAGTACCGGGTTTACTAAAACTGTTACCGTTACCTTGGAAACAGCAGATGGTGAAGTTTGTTCCTGGTATAACGGTCCGGTAACATTGGCAATTGCTGATACATCCACAGCCGGAGTAGCCAGCATTTCACCAGAGGCAGGCTCCCATGATATGACCGATGGAGTATTAGCCGTAACACTTACGGGGAGTGCTGCTGCGTGGGTTGCTGCGGATACCGCGACACTAACTGTGTCCGGTTCGATATTTGGTTATACGCTCACTTCTGCAACCAGCAAAGTTACCGTAGCATAAACAAATAAGCCGGGGCGTAAAAACCCCGGTCATAAATAGAATTCAGTGAAATGAGTTAATTACCAAAATACATAATTATAACTAAGCAATAGTAAAGTTCTATAAAAACGAATGTGTAGAAAAGATGCTCTTTCGGGATACTCTTTAAATCATCATACTAATCTTCATCTCGAAGAAGGTGATTTATTTCATCTAAATTTTTAAGTCGATAAGCTCCACCCATTCCATAAGCGATCTCTTTTTTCTGGTTTAATAAAAGTCTATCTATAAACTTCTCTTTACCAAATTCCTTAATATATTGTAAAAAGCCTAACATCTGACCTCTATTTTCATCGGCAAAACGTCCCATATTGCACGGAAATAAAGAACACTCCCAGCACCCATCATAATCATGTTCTCTACAGCACTTCCGATGAGGGCAGTGTTCTTTATCGCATTTATCTCCTAATTTTATTGGACCTCTACATGTACAATCACGAATATGATCACAAAGACCACAAACTAAACCACAATAAGCAATACTTTCTTGTAATGTCGATGTATCCATTTTCCTCTTCCTCTTTTCCTATACCCTATGCAATTTAATTTTATACTATTTGCTTACGTCCAATAAAAATGACTTATGTAGATAGAATCATATAACAAATAAGCTTAAAGGTTTAGGTTCAATCTTCCTTCTTCCCATTCTTTCACTTTTATTGATAGTTTAGGCTGAATTAAGGGATAAGTTAAATTATCTGGCAGTTCATTAAACAGCTTTACTTCCGCAATCTCCATCTCAGGCAACTTTCCAAGTTTAATAATTTCAGCATAATAAATCTGTCCAAAAGATATAACACCTCTAGCATTTACTGAATATATACAGACAGGTGTTATATTAAAAATTTCAGAACCAGTTTACTCAAACAATTCCCGACGAGCAGCAGCATCGATTTTTTCTCCTTGTTCTCTATGTCCACCAGGAATTTCCCAACTTGATCGATATTTGTGTCTTACTAATAGCAGTTTACCTTGGTATTTTGCAACCATTACTACGAATGAATATTACATTTTTCCACACTGCCCAACGAGTAAAAATCAACAATCATTATAACATTGTTTCTCCCATTAATTATTTATTGCTTTCATTATAAACCATATTATATAAAAGCACATTATCTACTAACGTCATATAAATCACCATTAGGTTAATTATAGAGACTAGGAATAACGGGGGTTCCAGGTACCATAAGTTGATTTTTTCATTATAAAAATAAAAAATTTAATGCCGGAGCGTATTAATGCCCCGGCCATTTTATAAAGCGTGGTGGAATATATGTCTGCCGTTAGTGCAATTATCTATAGATTACGCCTTAAATTAAAAGACATGGATGCTGTTAACTACAGCAAATATGAAATTCAAGATGCACTGGACGAAACTCTAAGCGAAATGAATATCCTAGTAAAACAATATTACGAGCACTTAACTTTTATGGACCAAGATAATGAGAAACTTCCGCTTGAAGAAGGGGAAACCGTTGTTGATGCGGACGGTGAGGTTGAATTTGAGGAAACAGGTTTTCCTGATGAATTTAATTCACTAATCATTGAATATGCAATAATTATGCTTTCTTCCGGCGATTACGGGACAAAGGAGCAGGCAAAAGAACTATGGAAACAAAAGGTGGTGTCGTTGGCAGGGACTTTTAATGATGAAAATATCTTGATAGATGGCTGCTATGGACCTGGAGCAAGTAGACGTAGACATTCTACAAAACATTGTCGAAAGAGGTGGTAGTCCATGACAACTCAGCTTTAAGTCCGGGATGCGGACAAAATTGGAATCGACGATGATAATCCTTTATTGATATATAAGAACGAAGCAATATTGCAGCAAAGTTTTGCAACTATCGAAACCATTTATCTGAAATATCTTCATACCAATCAGGAAATTCAATACTGCAATGCTTTTGATCTTCGGCTTTAAAATCTAATTTATCTAAGTGAATACCATATAGTTTACTATTAAAGTCCGTATAAAAATAGATGCTTCGGTTAGTATGATCTCGAATAACACTCCATAATGTCCAATTATAGGTATTTTTTGAAGAATCAAATATATCTGTACCAGCAGGTACTGCTATAGTCTGTAAAATATCTTGAGCTAAGACAATGCTTTGCTGTATATTTTGAGGCTGGCAGGAGCTTTGTGTTAGTAAATGCGCTCGAATAAAACGAGATACGGGGCTCGAGTCGCCAGGACTTCCGAATTGGCCGCTACTGAACAGTATATTACCAGCCCATTCTTTTTTATTCTCAACCAGACTTAGGTCTGCATAGTTCTTAAGATTGGTAATATGCCAATCATATGGGGGTTCATTGGTCAAAATACCTCTATTCAAACTGGCAGTATCCGAACATCCAATATTTGAATAAGTTTTCATATTCCCATCAATAAATTCTACAATTAAATTATCTCCGCGAGAATCAATAATAATGAAATGCAAAGGTGTCCTAGCATTTACTACTATTTTAATAGGAGCTTCACAGATTGAGAGTTTAGATAATTCTATTTTTGCTTGGGTAACATCACAAAAGTTTCCTAAAACATAATTTACAAAATTACCATGATATAATACATCCCTATATCCAGGTTCAGGGTATTCATATTCACTACCATCCAACCATAAAGAAGCGGCAGAAAGGCCTACTTCGTTTAAGCCATCTGTATAAAAATAACCAGGTAATTTTTTATCAGGATGTCCTATCCCGATAAATCCATATTTGTTACTCCATCTTATTTCTTCAGGTAAGTCAATTTCAGGGAAACGTTGACCTCGTGGTACAAGATTAACTACTGTCTCAAGTTTTATCGGAAAATCCATTGTTCTTGCTGAGACTATAGGATCATTTTCAGAATTTCGTTTCATTAATAAATTAGTGCACATAGAGGTAGCTCCTTTCATTATACCGTTACTCTATAATATGAAAATATATTTAATACGGTAACTAATTTTGAAAAATTTTAGATATATAGAATCCAATAAAGAATTACATTAGAAAGAGCAACACAGCCTATCAATAACTTTTTGAGGCATTTAGTTGAGTATACAACAAAGGTTTGGATCCTTTGGCAAATTTCATCTACTGAGTGATAAAAAACGTTATAGATACAAGAATGCTTGAGCCAACCTCGGAATTCTTCAATCAGATTAAGATTAGGGCTGTAAGGAGGCAAAACGTCTGTAAAAGATTAGCATGATTAATTCTAGCATTATCGAGGATCATTACTAGTTTTCACCTGAATATTTAGCAAGTACTTGCTGTAAAAAGGATAAAAAGACTTCCGCATTCTAACTGTCACTCTCGATTACAAAAATTTCACCACTCTCATAGTTAAGCGTGCCTGAAAAGTTTAACCTCTTGATGCTTACCGTAAGTCGGAATAATGCGCTTCTGACATTTAGGAACCCAAGTACGAGCTATGGCCTGATAATCACGAATCATAGATTCGTTTTGAAACAAAATTCGATCCGTTGTTTCGCCATCCAAAAGATTATTTCCCAATTTTTACTGATTTTTCAAAATTCTTCTTACTGAATTGGATCAGAATTAGTGAGAGTATAGGTTGGGCGAGTGCAGGTAAAACCTAGTTCGTTTAATAATACATTGGTTCCTCTTAATGAGTACTTAACATTAAAGGTACGAATCATCAATTCTCATAGCTACTGTCCAGTTCATTTCTGCCGGAAATCCTACATCATCTGCTTTTTTATTGGTAAGAACATCCGTCACCAATTGCTTTTCTTTGTTAGTTAACAGAGAGGGTCTGCCCGGCGAAAAGTTCATTCTAAGGGCATCTAGACCGCCAGTTTGGTAAGCGTTGAGATAATTACAAATTGTTTTTAAGCAACGTTCGGTGATTCTAGATATTTGGGGCGTAGAGAACCCTTCTAAGTAAAGTTTTATTGTTTGGTAAGGCTCGAACATGTGCCGATTCTTACAGTTTTTCATGGCATTATTTAAGGCTATTAGCCGACTATTCCCTGAATCCATAGTACAATCTGTCTTTTAGATAAATATTTTTGGAGAATACACTACCATATCTTTTTTAGAACTTATTATATCGAAGGAACAAATATATAGGAGGTTCGTAGTATATGACAGCCTCAGATCTGTTACCTGAACTTCGCGTCCGCATTCGGGACGAAGGTAAAATAGCCATCGGTGATGACAACCTTTTACTCATATACGTGAACGAAGCAATAAGCTGGCTTAGTAACCAGCTTATTGCTTTTAAAGACCCTATTATGATAACCCAAGCAACAATAACCTCCGATACCACATTGCCTACCGGGTTTGTTAAGTTCGTGGGGCAATACCCGATTATCAGGACTGGCACAGGTTTAACACTTCTCCTTGATTTAGATTCGGTAACAGCAAAATATTGGACGGTGAAATCGCCGATTAACGTTTGGAGTGGTACCATAGACTTTCCCGATCAGTATAAAAATGTCCTGGTGCAATATGCCGCCATTGCCGCAATCAACAAAATGGGTAAGCAAATAGATCAAGATTCGGCTATGTTGAAGCAACTGAATGACATGCTAACCCAAGCAAGGCAGGGGTGATATAGTTGGCAACTACAGTCAGCACCTTATTAACCAAGGTCAGGATGAAAATCCGTGATACAACTTCCACGGAATATCCTGATAGTGAATTAATCGATTGCCTTAATCAAGCGTTTGACTATATGTCAGCTTTTTTGATTCGGATCAAAGACGGAGAAATGATAAATTCGGTAGAAGTTACAAATGGAAGTCTTGCCAAACCGGATGCCTTTGACAGTATTGTGGGCGCTCAAATGCTGTATATGGAGGGCGACACAATCAAAACTTTGTCCGGTTCAACGGCTACCATGCGGTATTATGCGGCTAGAAGTCATGTTAGTGCGACCACTGACACCATTCCCTTTAAGGTCAGTATTCAGCCTTTATTAGTGGAGCTTACTGCTATATATGCTTTAAACCGCAACGAATTTGATGTTACTCAGGACAATGCTTTGTTTGAAAAACACCTGTCCTTACTGCAAGGCGGTGGAAGCTAATGAAGAAATCGACCAAACATGAAAATGAAACGGTTCTTTCATTAGCTGATTTTACCGGCGGCATTAACTATGCGATAACGCCGGATCAATTAGGGCAAACCGAATCTCAGGTTTTAGAGAACTTTGAACTAAATTCGTCAGGGATGCTTGTATCAAGCGGTGGATTACGCAAGGTGTATACCTCTGCTAATGGCGATATAGAAACGCTATTTTCTAAAGGTGACGGTAATATGTTTTTTTCGAATAGTAGCAGCCTGTATGAAACCGACTTAGCTAGTATCTTGAATACGTACACTTTATCCGGTTACAAATTGCCGTCTTATATCCGGTTTGATAAAAAGATAGTAGTTTGCAGCGGTAGTTCGATTCAATATTACGATAAGAAAGACCCCGATAGTGGTCTACAAACCATAGATGATGACGATGCACCAATAGCGGATGCTGCTTTTGTAAAAGATGGCCGAGTTATCGTCTATAATGCAAAAAATGATTATTTTTATTACTCGGGCATTGGTGATATAACAAACTGGATTTTTTCGAGTGATACCGGCATTACTAACCCTACTAAAATAACATTGACGGCAACAACTACCGGCACCTTAGAAACCGCTTATCACGTCGATGTATTAACCATTTACGAAGAAGCTGATGCAGACGGCGATGTAACCTTAACCCTTGACGGTGATGTCGCATATACCGTTTCCATTGAGGACGATGATACCGCCATTGAGATTGCTCAAAAAATTGCTAATGGCAATGATTATGACGGCTGGACTGTAACCCGAGATAGTAATGTACTAACCTTTACCGCCAATAAGCGGGGTGAAAAAGATCAACTTGTTTATGACTATGGCGATACGGAAGCCCTGGGTACTGTAGTTAATAATGCCGAAGGGGCCGGGATTTATCAATATAAAGTGTCTGCCGTAAAGAACACGGCCACTGATGGAAACGACCCGGTTTATGCCGAAACCGCCGCCTCAGAAACGCAAGAAATAACCTTGACGGCAACCGGCGGTGTAACGATTAGCTGGTCGGCGATTACTGATGCGGTGAAATATAAGATTTATGGCCGTACTGAAGATGAACTCACCTTGCTAAAAACAACTACCGATACCTCATGGACGGATGACGGCTCAACATATAACCTTGGTACCGATCCACCGACAACCAATAGTACGACTTATACCCATACGACCAGCGATGCCGATAAAGTAAAGATAGGCTATAAGGACGACGGATTTATTACTGCAGTTGTCATGCTGAGTGCGGATATTATCGTATTTAAGAACAACGGCAAGATATTTCGAGTTGAAGGCGACTATCCCGACCAAGCTTTGTATAGCGTAAGTGATAGTGCCCATTGCCAAAATCGCTTTTGTGCTATTCAGGCCGGAAATAACGCCTATTTTTATGGACAGTACGGCTTAAAGGACCTAGGTACGGTAGTCGAATATGGCTCGGTTAAAGCCAGTGAAATCGGGGCTAAAATTGATAGTATTGCCGCAAATAATGCGGCGGCTAGAATGTGGTATCTGCCATCACTTCAGCAATTATGGCTCAAAGTAGATAATAGCGGCAAAATCTATGTTTACAACTATTTGCGAAATGCCTATAGTGTGCGGCGGTTTAGCAGCCCGATCAATGATATTGCTACTTTTCAGAATGCCGTTTATATTGCTATGGGAGCATCGATATACTTACTTAATCCTTTTAGTGATAAAGAGGATGAGGATTATGTTACTTCTGTTTATAAATCCAAGCGATTCAGAAATGATAATGAAATAAATGTTAAACGAATCCATATAGAGTTTTACTGTGTTAAAAATGCTACTTGTTATATTCAGATTGGTAAGTTTAGCGAAACGATATCATTAAGTGCAGAATCACCTTCTGTTTATAATAATACCAGTGTTATTTATAGTAGTGATCGGCCAATATGGGTTAACGGTTTAGTGATTGTAGATCGAAAAGTTGATTTTAATATAACCGATTTTGATATAACAATTAAGATTACTAAAGGTTTAGTGAAAATAAGAAACATTTCGCTGACGATAGCGGAATTGTAGGGGGAGAGATAGATATGAGTTATTCTCCATTGTATCCATTGGACCATACTAGCGCCGATGGAGATAATGATTATACCCAAGCTGACAAATTGCAGAAGGAAATTGAGCATATTTATGCCTGTATGAATGACCTTTTAAATACGCAAGTGCCTACGCTATTAGAAAACTTTGACGCGGATAAAGTTGATGGCTATCATGCGACGAATACGGCTAATAATTTGCCGGTATTGGATTCAGAAGGTAATTTGACAGTAGATACTACCGGGACAGCTTATAATATTCCAACTGGAAATGTTGGCGGCAATATCTGGATTGCCTAGAAAGGAGGATGTTACTTGTATATCCATGTTTATACCGACAGCCCTACGTCCGGTGGGACGGACGGAACTCAGGTAAGTGAAGAAATATCAACAACACTAGCGTCAGCTGCTGCGATTGGCGATACGACAATTACGGTAGATGATGCTACAAATTTTTATGCGGCTTTAAGTATTAAGATAGATTCTGAAATAGCAACAATATCAAGCGTTGACTATGATACCAATGTGATAACCTTGACCGCTGATTTAACGGTAGCGCATAGTTCTTCGGCTACAGTTAAAAGCGTAAGTAACGAATCCAATCCAATCACCTATTCGGACAGCGTAACGGCTGGTAGTGAGTCCGGGACTATTAATCTGGGCATTAGAACCGAAAGCGGTTATGCAACGACAGGTAGTACCGTCATTACACCAAACGGTACTACAGCTAGTTATTGGGCCTTATCTGCTGATGGTTCAACCTGGAAGGATTACGGGGCGGCATTGACGATCACAAGTACAATTTCTACAACAAATACTTTGTTTTACGCCAAATATAAATCTATTTCAACTGAGTTAACCCTGCATGATAAGAGCGTCAACTTTGTCGTGGCGACAACGATTAGCGCAACTTCTTCGTCATAGGTGGTGCTGATATGGCAGATACAGTTTCTATCAAGGTAGATACTGCCCGAAAGTTAGCTAATTCGTTTAGGATAAAAGCGGATACTGCTAGATTACTGAAAAAAACCGTAAATATCAAGGTAGATACGCTTCGCCAAAACGTTAACGCTGTATGTATCAAGGTTGATACCAAACGAAAAATTACTGCAACAACCACGGATAAAAGCCTCTACTACCTTAAAGACGATACTACTTATACGGTGCCTCTTTATACGGATGAATTTGACGTAGGTAGTACCTATATTTGTTTTCGCGATACGGAGAATGATAATGAAATCCTTTATTCTAGGCTTTGCGATGTGGATAGCGACAATGCTTCAGCTTTACGCGCCGTTAAAAGCAGTACAACCTATGCGATTGCGAACAGTAATGACGGGTTCCACAATTTATCTAAAACTAATTTATATACTGATGGTTTTTGGGGGAGTTGGACGGATGTATCAACAAGCCTGAGTGTGGATTTGCCGGAAAACCGAACCATCACCATTGAATATGATATTGATTTTTACAATGATGATGGTGATTCTTATGTGGAAGGTCGAGTGCTGGTAGATAGCGAAACTCAAACATGCTACTTCTATCAGACAACAAGCTGGAATAGTGGTAGTAGCGGCGATTATACCATGACCGAAGATATTTGGACGGCGAGGGAAGCTGCGGGGAAAATATACAGCAAATCTGTAAGTCAATCGCTTAGTTTGGCTGCCGGGACGCATACTTTTGTGATGCAGTTAAAAGGTAGCGGCTGGTCGCGGGCTGATAGCTGCAAAGATAGGAGTATTGAGATTACCTGATGATGGCTATAACAAAAAAACCTCTGTAACTAAAAAGAGGACTAATAAGCGAAGTACGATAGTAACTACTTGCATCCTATAATAAACCGTTATGTTATTAAGAGATTATTGAAAGTTATATATACCTTTTATTTAAAAGACGAAGTATGTTTTCAAAAGTTCGTTGATAATTATCATTAATGTTACTCATCTGGCAAAATTAAAAAGAAAATGGAATGAAATACATAGTCGTACCGCACATCTAACTTTTGCACATATTATAATTAAAGGTGTAGCAGATAAATTATCCTTTTAGCAAATGTCAGTGATCAAAAAATTAAATAAGTGGAAAGGAAGGTTACTATGATTTATAAAACGCTTGAAACTACAAATATTGAAACCCTGCACGAAACATTTATAAAGGCATTTTCTGATTATCAAGTTAAAATGGATTTACCTTTATGGAAGTTTCAGCAAATGTTACAAAGAAGAGGCTATGTTCCAGAGGTATCTATCGGTGCATTTAATGAAAAAATACTAGTAGGCTTTATTTTGAACGGATTGAGAAATTGGAGGGGAATATCAACTGCATATGATTTAGGAACTGGTGTGATAGGTGAGTATCGAAAATTAGGTATAACAAGTAATCTATTTTCAAATATTAAAAAGTTACTTCAATCAAAAGAAGTTGGTCAATATTTACTTGAAGTAATAAAATCTAATACACCTGCAATTCAACTTTATAAAAAGAATGGTTTTGAGACTATAAGAGATTTAGAGTGTTTTCAATTAGTTAAAAATAACTATAATCCTATGACAAAGTACAAAGTGGAATACGTAGATAAATTCGACTCTGTATATTGGAATAAATTTATAAAATTCTGGGATATTGTACCATCATGGCAAAACTCTATTGATTCCATTAATGCAGTTCCAGATATATTCGAATATTCTATAGTCCGCATCGATGATAATATTGTTGGTTACGGAATTATCGATAAAAAAACTGGAGATATCCCTCAACTAGCAGTAAATAAGAGTTATAGATGTAAAGGGATTGCAAAAAGTATTATTACAAGTCTACAAGAAAATACTGATTCACATAAAGTCAGTATTTTAAATATAGATATTCAATCTAAACGTATAAAAGATATATTATTGAAATTAGGCTTTAAATATTACGTTGGGCAGTATGAATTGATTTTGACATTATAAATTTGTGTCGTGCTTATTTAACCCTAAATGCTTTCCTGTTGAACGGTTTTTAATGAAGTGTTATAGCGGGGTTATAGACGTGTGGAAACTATTAAACGTGTGGAAATACCTATGTTATATCAAAAATAGTTTAATAGCGTCTGATCAGGACGTCTTATGTAACTATTAAATATTTTAGGAATACTCCGTTCAATAAAGAAAGATATCCTAATATTGTATTTATACCAAAAAAAATTGATGGAAGGATTCTTTATGGAAAAAGAACTAGAAGATTATATAGATCAGGAAGGGAAAGTAAAAATTTGGCCTTCTAGACAAAAGCACAAGCTTTTAATTTTAGACTACCTCTCGTCAAAGTTCGATTTAGGTAAATACTACTCGGAAAAGGAAATCAATGAAATACTTAATCAATATCATTCATTCGAGGATCATGCCATTCTAAGAATGGAGTTGTTTAACTCAGGGTACCTTAGTATGACAAATGATTGTTCAAAATATTGGAGGATAGGGCCGTTAATAAGTCCAGATCAATGGGTAACAAATAGATTAATTATTAGGGACTCAGTACTCGAAGAGTGCGGAGAATTGCAGAAAATTTATAATACCAGTGCTTATACACACAAGTGGACAGGGGACAATTATGAGCCGAATTATATATATAGTCATATGACGGATGGTGTTCCTCTGCCACCAAAGGGACTTAAAGAATATTATAAAATTAAATCCATTTATAGAAAAGATACACTTAAAATTATTGGCCTTATAGAAATTTATCATGGTCATCCAGATGCAAAAACATTTTTTGTTGGATTTTTATTTATAAATCCCGAGAACCAAAGAAAGGGATATGGACAGGAACTTGTGGAGTATGCCTGCAGAATGGTAAGTGATTTAAAGTACGCTAAAGCCGGAATTGGTGTTCATCTAAAGAATTGGCCTGCAGTTAGATTTTGGACAAGTTGTGGTTTTGATAAAATTACAAAGATTTCAGGTGATGCAGTACATAGTGAAGACACATTCTGTATTATGAGGCTTGAAAAGTTATTGGAAGAAAAACATACATAAAAAGTATCGATAAAGATTTTCACATAGTCCATAGAAAAGCTTGTTTTACGCCTAACCATAAACCCTAGGATTTCCGTGCCTTTGCGGTATCCTAGGGTTTGTTATAGTCAAATACCTGACGTTTTGCTGGTGAGACACCAAAAAGCAGAGCTGGCAAAGGAATAGGTAAAAAAGAGGAGGTGCTTTGATGTATTATGCGTTTAACGCACGCGGCAAATGTGTTGGGTCCTTTACTCATAAGCCATCCGATACGGCACTAGCTGACCGGAGTAATGTATCAGTCGAAAAATATGATAAAGAAGTAAAAACAAAAAATTTAATTATGGAACATGGCGAATTGATAGATAATACGCCCAAGCCAACAACGAATACGACTACTACCACGACAACTACTACGGACAGTAAAACGACATGACACTAAATGAGTGGCTTGAGTTTTATGAAAATAAATTAGGACATAAATTTAACCCTTTTCCTGATGCAAACTTTGTGTTTGATGCAGAAAAAGGGTTTTGTGTTTGTAAGCAGGACGGTGATACGCTCCTGGCTGGAGATGTAACCGGCGATGGCCGTTATTGGGATAACTTCTTGGAAACTATGGCCCGAGAACTGGGGTGTAAAAGAATTAAATTCGGAACATACCGGAAGCCGGGGGCGTTTGTCCGCAAATTCGGGTATCACATCGTTGGCTTTATTATGGAAAAGGAGGTTTGATTATGAGCGGGGTAAATAGTTTTCTTTTTGGTTCCAATGGGAGCACAACTCAATACGATAATCTAAGGCCGCTGTCTACATGGGGCACCAATGCCGGTAATACGTATTTTACTGGTGCGACTAATGAATATAACACTGGTCAAAAGTTGATCAATAAAGGTTCACAGTACCTTACTGACTTATATAATAATGGCACTAATTCACAGGTTAAAAGTGCTGATGCCGCATCGGCTCAATTAATTAATACCAATACCAATAAAAACTTTGGCTCAGCGTTAGCTAAAGCGGCAAGTAACGGCATGATTGATTCTACACAATTTGGCGATACAGCCTCTAATATTCAAAGTACTGGCAATCAGCAATTGCTTTCGGCTCATCAGCAAAATTATAATTCCGCGGCTAATCTAGGCAGTAATCTTGTTTCTACTGGTGAGAGTATGACCACGCCACTGCAACAGGGATATACAACAGAACGTAATTTCCAAGCATCAACACCGTATCAGACAGTGCAGACGGGGGCAAGTAGTGGACTATTAGGTAGCTTACTGGGATCGCAAGCTGGGACACAAGCCCTCTTAAGTTTGATGGGTTGATAGGAGGTGATGATTAGTGGGACAAGTACAATTTATACCTTCACAAGATCGCTGGGCTAACCTCGGGGCATCCATGGGTCAGCAACTTGGTAATATTCTTGCCGCTAATGCACAAAAAGAAGCTTTAGCAAAAGGGTTGGATACAGCAAGCAAATTATATGATGCTGCCACGAATCCTACAGCAACCAATGACCAGATAACGGCTGCCGCCAGTCAATATATTGGCATTCCTGGGTTAGTTGGCATGAATGCCGTTCAAGGTTTAGCTAACTTGCAAAATACCTGGAACACTGCCAGTACTCAAATGAAGGCTATCGATAATCAACTGGCGAATACAAGCGATCCAACTTTGCAAAAAACATTAACCGACCAGAAGTCAGCCTTGCAGAACCAAATGGATACAGCACATCAAAATGCTATGTGGATGAGGACGGCGGTAGGAAATAAAGGGGCTGATTTAACCGGCTTGGGCGCTGGTGATGACGTAAGCCAATACATTCAAAACAGCAATGCTTTTAAAAATAGTTTATTACCTCAATCCGCGGCGATTACTTCGGCGATTCAAAGTATCAATAATGCTACAGGCACTTACGATAACGCTCAAAATGAGTTAAATAGTATTAATGCACAATTAGCCAATCCCGATGAAAACACTGATGTTGCAGGCTTGCAGACAAGAGTCGCGCAATTACAAAAAGATATGGATACCGCCCATGCGGATGCGGAATGGACACGTAATTCGATGTTTAATCCTAGCTTGCTTGGAACAAAGGGACAGGCGGTGCTTGGCGCTGACGGTAATTATAATAGTAAATTATTACCAGGGAATACGGACTTAAATTATATCAATAATTCAATGGTTACCAATGCAGTAAACAATGCCTATGGTGATGATAAGAATAAATACCAGATAACCTTAGACTATGTAGCCAAGGACCCTAATATAGCTAATTATGCAAAAGCGGTGGCTTATGCTGCGGCTAGAGATAAATTTAACCCAACGCAATATGTAACCCAAGCCATGCTTGAAATGTCGAAAGCGGGATTATCTGCCGAAAATATTGCTAAGTTACAGCCAATATTAGAAAAACAGGCTAATGACATAGGCAGTAATTATGAGGCAAGCATTTTAGCCGCCAACAACGGAGATACAAGAAGTGCTGCCTTATATGCGTTAGGTAGATTAGGTGGTGCTGGTCTGAATTATGCTCAATTATTTGCGCCTAAGAATAATATTGATAAGGTTGATACCGGAGATAAGATTTCTTATAACAATATTTCTACCAGTCCATTTGGTGGTACACCAACGTTTTTGCCTGGCCCAACATATGTAAAAGGTAATAGCCCTGGTGATATATTAAATGCTCAGTTAACCAGAGAACAATTAAAGCAAAATAACGATCAGTTCAGTGCGAAAATGCAGCAGAGTCAAGATCAGTTTAATAAGAACTTCCAACTAGCTCAAGTAAAATTAGGGCTGGAAAAAGATAATCAAGTTAGACAACAAGGCTTACAACAACTTCAAATTATAGCGGGCATGGCAAATAATTATAAGGCTACAATAAGTGGCTATCAAGACC